TTATATTTTTTTGATTTTTGACACGATATCATTCTGAGTCGAAGGGAATAAATGAGAATAAGTTTTAAGTGTTATGGCTGGCGATTCATGCCCTAATCGTTCTGCAACTAATAAGGGATTAGCTCCAAGGTTGATAAGCATAGAAGCATGAGAATGCCTCAGGTCATGAACACGAATTTGCTTTATCCCTGCTTTTTTGGCCCTGTCTCTCAGGACAGAGCGGACGTATTGAGGGCGTTTGTTAAATATACGGTCATCGGGAGCTGGTTCATACAGGTGTCCTACATAGTCCAATAGTTCAGCTGTCAAAAAATCCGGCATTAGAATGGTTCGTTCACTTCCGGCTGTTTTTGGTGGATTTATTAAATCTTTTCCAACTATTCGGTAATATGTTTTAGTAATCGAAACAATATTCTGCTCAAAATCAATATCGTTCAATGTAAGGGCAAGAGCCTCTCCAACTCGCATACCGGTGTAATAAAGCAGCTCAAAAAGTGTGAAGTATTCTAAATTATCTTTGCATGCCTCAGAAAACTGCTTGTATTCTTCGGGAGTCCAGAAATTTATTTTTTGGCTTTTAAGCGATCCGATGGACTTTGTGCATGGATTTTTAGGTAATCCCATATATTCTACTGCATACGAAAAGATAGCTTTTAAATACACATTAATCATATGGGCATAAGAATCACTTAAATTTTTCTCTAGCAGTTCAGTCTGCCAGGCTGCTATATCAGAAGGGCCAATATCTGAAATAATTCGGTCTTTAAAAAAAGGCAGTACATGCTTGTCAAGCATACCAAACCTGACAGAGGAGGAGCTTTCTCTGATTCTGGGAGTAATGTAAGCCTTGTATTTTTGGTACAGAGCCTCAAAAGTGATATCTGGATTTTTGGAAAATTGTTCCAAGAATTTACGTTCCCAGTCTTTTGCATCTCTTTGAAGCTTGAATCCTCTTTTTAATTTCTGTTTTTTCTGGCCTTGCCAATTAACGTAATAGAATTTGCAGTACCAGGTGTTTGTCTTCTCATCTTTATAGATGGGCATTCTCTTCCTCCATTTCTGGCCGGGGGCGGTGGCTAAAAAACGAAGGTTGACGAATTTTTATGGATGACATATAATATACTTAACAAGAGAACCGAAAGCTGGGTGAAGTCCAGCCGCCGGCGAGAGTAATTTGCTAAAAGTAGCGCCTTATCTTACCAGGACAGGGGCGCTACTTTTTGTGTTCATTGAGAGTAACAACAAGAGTAACGATGGAACAAATCATGCTCACAAAAGCGAATAGATCGCTATATGTAACCATATTCACCAGCTCCTTTCTGAAAAAAGTCCGGAAGCTGGAGGTATCGCCCCTTCGGTTCCCCGGGTAAGTATATTATATGTCATAGTACAGGCTCAAGATTGAGCTGGTTAATCCTCATCTTCTGGTTTATTGTCTTTAGATTTTTGTGACTTTTTATAAATAATAGGTTCTTCAATCACAAATTCTTCTTTTTTAGCATTATTCAAATCCATTTCTATATAAGCTTCAATCTCATCTCTAGATATTTTTTTATATTTATTTTTTACTTCAGTAGTTATTTGTAATGTTTCCTTTAGAATATGATAGTGGTTATTTTTATTTATAAAATCTCCCTCATAAGATGCACCATGTTCACCTTTTAGGGAAATGATTTGTTTGCATGTGTTTTCGAGTATATTAATTAATGTTTCTACGGTTTCATCATCTATTGCAATTTCTCCACAGCTATACATATCAGTACCTATAGACACATATTCGTGAACATAAATGTCTTCATTTGTATCAGGATCATATCTTTTAATTTTTGTAATATACGCATCAGAATAAATACAATCTAAAAATTTTATCAAAGCAAGACGCTTCATCATATTTTTAGCATCTGAGTCTCTGATTTTGGAAATTTCATTATAATCTATATCAGTTCCTGCCAATAAAGTGGAAACATGAACTTGAAGTGCTATGGCTATTTTTTGTAATGCTTCAATTTTAGGTCTGTATTTACCTTGTTCGTAACCTTGTATTGTTGCTATAGATAGTCCTGTTAAGTCTGCTAGTTTTTTCTGAGTTAGTCCTTCTCTCTTTCTGAAACCTTTAATTGTTTCTGATATGTCCACTTATTTCACCTCGCTTCTATATTTAGATATTGTACTATACAAATTAAGTGTTTGCAAATAGGAAAATATTTATTTTTGGTCTTTACAAATGGAAAACTATTTGTTATTATATTTTTGCAATAGAAAACTATTTGTTGATTGGAGGTGAAAGCGTGAAAGCCAACAGGCAGAAATTAGAATTAGCGATGGCAAGAGCCTGCGTGAATACAGATGATTTACAAAGAGCCACAGAAATGCCACGGCCAACAGTGAACAATGTGATAAGTGGTAAGTCTGTTCGTCCGGCAACTTTAGGACGTATTGCAAAGGCTCTTGAGGTTGATGTAACAGAAATTTTAGAAGATTAAAGCACCGGGGGCGGTGGCTAAGAATCGAAAGGAGATGTTGTGCTTGAGGAAGCAGTATTTAACAGCTCAGGAGGTGGCGGAGGTAGTCGGCGTGTCTACCGGCAAGGCTTATAGCATGATTCGGGAAATGAACGCGGAACTTAAGGCGGAAGGCTACCTGACTGTATCGGGCAAAGTTCCAACTGCGTTTTTTCAGAAAAAATTTTACGGTTTTGAGGCAGAAAGAGAAAGTTAAAAAAGAAGGGAGAAAAGAAAATGGATATGGATATTAAGAAGGAGTTAATGGTGCAGGACATAATGGAACGGTGTGATGTTGACCATGATACGGCGGAAACGCTGTTTGACTGCGAGGTTGAGACTTATGCCGAAAAAAATAAAATTGAAGATATGGAGGCCGCAGAAGCTTTGTATCTTCTGGATGATTCCAGAGAGGAAAAGGCCGAGAAGCCAAGAAGAGTCTATAACAATGTTGACCGCTGCGAGCTGGAGATGCTGCAGGGAGCGTTCATCACAGCAGTAGATGCTGTAGAAAAAGATGATAGGGTATTTCTGGATGCTGTTAAAGTAGAGAATGGCAAGCTGATTCACTTGGGATTCGTTCTGGACGATGAAGGTGTCTTTCTTAATTTCGAGGAGTAGGTAGGTGGAGCTATGAAGATGTACAGAGTTCGCGATATTGTGAAGATTCTGACGGAATGCCAAGAAATAGGCAGTGATGGGTATTGTGGGTTTGGAATCAGTGAAAACGGCAATTTAGTCATCACGCTCAAAGACCATGAGCCGGGTTGGACGACTTCAGAGGGATGCGGAGAAGCTGTCCAGGAAGTGGAGATTCTGGAAGACGAAGGAGAATACTAAGAAGAGGCGATATACATGGGGAATATATCTGAATTATACGATAATTTAGAGAAAGTGACGAAAGATTTAAAAGAACAGAGGATATCGCTCCAATCAGAACTTTCAAATGTTGATAAAGAGATATCCGATATTCGGCATTATATCGAATTCTATCCTTTAAATGCTTGTCAGGGCTATAAGGCCGCTAAGATGATGAAAGACTGCCTGATAAGGCGCAGGGCCATAAAGAATGAAATGGAAGTCATTGACAGAATCGCAGTAATGAACGTCTCTTTTATCGGAAGCGGTAGGGGAAGAATCAAATTAACTCAGGAGAGAGATAAGCACTATAGGCCGAGAGTTCTGAAGGAACTTTTTGAAGATTTTTAAATACGACCAAGAAAGGAACAATTGATATGCAAAAGAGTGTTTTGATCCCGGTAGAACAGTATGAATTAATGCTCAAAACGTATGATGAGTTATCTAAGGAGCTGGAAGCCACGAAAAAAGCCCTTAAGGAAGCGGCAACTTCTTCAAGGGCAGAGTAACCCGGACACACGCATAAAAGCCGGATATACCTTGATTATATGGCTTATCCGGCGAAAAATCAAGGAGGAATAAGAAATGTACGATGAGACAAGGAGCCTGGCGAGTGAGATCATAAGTGAGATTGAAGATGAAAAGTGGGAAATAATTAGGAAACTGGAATGCCTGAAACCAGATCTTGATAAAGCTCTTTTCGTCTTAGAGTCAGCACAAGAGACTTTAGAGTATATGAAGGAGCCGGAATCTTTAAATGATGCGTTTGTGCAGTTCGCCAATTCTAAAAACGCGCTCACAAATACCAGCATTGTGTTTGATTATTTGATAAAGATTCAGGACGATATTAGGGACGTTATAGACACGCATTTTAAAAAATTACGGGAACAGCCAAAAAATAACCAGGCAAATCAGAGAAAGAGGATCTCTGAAATGCCGGATCAAATCACAGATGAGGAAGCACTGAACATCATTCGGGATTTTGTAAGAGTTCCTTACTTTAGAGAAAATGGGGAGAAAGCAAATGGACTACAGGAATATGATTGTTGATTTGTTGAACAAGGTGCAGAGCCAGTACACGCTGCGGAGAGTTTATCGGCTGCTGGAATTTTTGTACGTCAGGGAGGAAAATTAAAATGGGCGACATTAAAATAACTGTTGTAAACAGGAGTAAAGAACAGGAATTAATCAGGATACCCGTAACCGAAATAAAAGAAGATGAAAATAGAGTGGAATCAGCACAGAAGTTGATAGTAAAAGTACAGGAATCTGAGCCGCCGAAACCAGTGCAGTTTGTGGTAAAGATTAAAGAAAGTTAGAGATTTGAACATGCCCAGATAAAATGAAAAATGTTCGATTTCTCCTCAAAAAGTGAGTTCCTAGGGGACGGTAAAGTGTGGTAAGATCATAGTATGAAAAAAGGGCATCTGGGAACAGGTGTCCTTTTTTGTACTCGGAAAGGGGAATAGATATGGAAGACATGAATTTGAATCAAGTGCTCACATTGAGCGAAGCTCAGGCGCGAGCAAGATATAACATTGGGCGGAAGAAGCTGGTTGAAGTGGCCGCGAGGGCTGGGGCCTTGGTTAAGCTTGGGAGCCGGAAGAACCTCTATCTGAGAGAGCGGCTTGATGAGTATTTGACGGAGCGGGGAATGGAATAGGCGAATAGGATGAGAGAAGATTTTAAGATAGGAAGAGAGAAATTAGAAGAGATCGGAATAAGAAGAATAATTGAAGACTGCTATATGGAACCTCAGCGACATGGTGCTATTTACTTTGTTAAGAGTCCGGCATCTCCGGATAAGACAGCCAGCCTTGCGATTTTTCCAGAAACCAATCGCTTCTGCGACTTCGCAAACGGCAATAAAGGCGGAGATGTCATCTCGCTGTACGCATATGTTAAGGGCTGTAGTCAGTGGGAAGCCCTGAAAGCCTTAACACAGTACTACGGCTTATCTGACGGCCGTCAGGACAGAAGAGATGTCAGGAGAAGGATAGAGAAGGAAGAGGCAGAGGAACGGAAGAGAGCAGCCAGAAAGAAGGCTTTTTACACTGCTTTATTTGTCGAAATCGGCCAGTTAAAGGACAAGCTGAGAAAGTACAATCTGGTGCTGGAAAGGGGGGAGATAAAGCCGTTCAGTGACGTGTGGGCATATGTTCAGGGCGAAATTCAGAGAGGGGAGTATAAGCTTGATATCTTAACGGCCGCAGACACCCGTACATATCGCAGGATGAAGCCCAGTCAGGGGCATGGACTACCTTCTGATCGGCCGGAGTGGCTCTTGGACTGCTTGGCTATATTGGAAGAATCCGGGACATTCGAGGCCACGGAAGCAGAAATAAGAGAACTTACAGCGCAAAGGGCCTTTGAATCAAGTCGGACTCCAGGACGAGATCGGAGGTGTGCGTGCGAATGGTAAAGAGTTCACTAGAGCAAACACTTTCTGATTTAAAGGCTGAACGATACGAGACAACAGATAAAGGTTTTGGCAGGCTGTATGCGGACGTATTCAAAGACAAACATCGCTATAATCCTACCAGAAAAGATTTTATGGTATATGACGGGAAGCGTTGGAGCACTGACACAGAGGGGCTGGCGGCCAGAGCATCAGCCAAAGAGTTATCGGATGCGTTGATTAAGTATGCTTTGAGCATTGATCCTGAAAGGCAGTATTTTAAGTCAGTTGCTCCATTATGTAGTATCCGAAACCGGAACAATATGTTGCAGGACAGTAAGGACGTTTACTACTTCTCCGATGAGCAGCTTGATGTAAATGATGAGATCCTAAACGTTCAGAATGGAACCCTTGATCTGTCCGGCGATGTTGTCAAATTTATGGAGCATGATCCGGACATGCTCCTGTCAAAGATATGCAATGCTGAGTACGATCCGGAGTCAAAGTGTGATAAGTGGAAAGAATTCCTCAACGAGATTATGCAGGGGGATCAGGATAAAATCAAATATTTGCAGAAGATAGCTGGACTGTCATTGACGGGAAACACCCAGGAAGAAACGTGCTTTATCTTATATGGCAGCACTACCAGGAACGGAAAAGGCACTTTTTGCGAGACTCTGGTTCATATGTTAGGTGACTATGCTTTGACCATGAGGCCGGAAAGCTTAGCTGTTAAGCAGAATAATGACAGCCGGCAGGCGAATGGAGATATTGCCCGGCTCGCCGGATGCCGATTTTGCAATGCCAGTGAGCCGCCTAAAAGGATGTTATTTGACACGGCCTTATTAAAGACATTACTCGGAAGAGATACGATTACTGCCAGGCACCTGCATCAGAGGGAATTTTCTTTCATTCCTAAATTTAAGCTCGTAATCAATACGAACTACCTTCCGATGGTGACAGACGACACTGTGTTTTCATCCGGTAGAATCAATGTGGTTACTTTCGACCGGCACTTTGAACTTCATGAGCGTGACATGAAGCTGAAGAATAAGCTGAAAAGCCAGAAGGAACTATCAGGAATCTTGAATTGGTGCATAGAGGGACTGCAGCTGTACAGAAAGGAAGGACTCCAGCCTCCTGAAGCTGTGACAGCCGCTACAAACGAATATCGTTCGGACAGCGATAAGGTTGGTAACTTCATTAATGAATGCCTGGTTAAGTCAGACAAAAACAGTAAAGCCAAAGAAGTGTATGAGTTATACGCGAGCTGGTGTGATGAGAATGGCTTCGGCTGTGAGAACAAATCAAATTTCTTTTCGGAATTGAAGAATAAACGAATCTTTTCAACGACCGGAACTGTAGACGGGAAGACAGTAAAAAATGTCGTAAAAGGGTACGTTATGGACTCAGATTTCAAAGAAATAACGGATTCAGAAGACATACCTTTTCACTAAAAAAATGGGTCAATGTGCATTTTGTGCAGTTTATATGTAATTTGCCTATAAGGGCTAACTGTAAAAAATAACATAGAAAATGCACATTTTGCACAAATGCTTTAAAATCAAGGGTTTGCGGGCTTATCTGGCCCGGTAAATGAAAGGAAGATGTAGCATGGATTTTAAGAAACAATATTTCAGCCAGTGGGGAGAAGCCTGGAACTTTCACAAAAAGTGGTGTAATAATTCCGGCTCTGAACAGGAATGGGATGCAATCGTCCAGGAAGCCGGAGAGCTTATGAATCAATCAGAGTTTTTGAAAAGCTTGGTATTGTGTGTGATTGATGAGTTAGACCGAATAGATAAACAAAAAAGAAAGGCAGGACAAGCTAGATAAAGGGGATAAGCTAGCTTTTGCGAATAGCTTGACATCTAAAAAAGAGCAAGAAAAGGAGGGTAAAAATGAGCAATAGAAGGAGTAATTTTCCAAATAATCAGCCTATTGATGTAAAACCTGGGGAAATGGCAGCTATGATAGAGCGAATGACTGAACTTCAAAAGTTGCCTAGAGTTACAGAAGCAAATGAAGTTAGAAAACGCATAGAGTATATGTTCCAACGCTGCATTGAAGAAGATGTGAAGCCGGGGGTTGAAATGATGGCTTTATCACTTGGAGTTACAAGGCAGACATTGCTAGATTGGCAGAAAGAGGGTTCAGAGCGAGGGGAAATAATCACGCGTGCTAAACAGGTTTTAGCGGCACTTTTGGAAAACTGGGGAACTACAGGAAAAATTAATGTAGCTGCATTTTGCTTTTTGATGAAAAATCATTTCAAATATCGTGATGATTCGGGAATTGAAATAATAACAGATACTCAAAGTCAGGTTCCTACATCATCACGGGAAGAGATCGCAGCTAGGCACGCTAGTTACATAGATGCACCAGAGCCAGAAAAGCCAGATTTGGATTTCTGATAAAGGTTCTGTCCTTATCTGGCGGAAGTGTCTTTTTGAGATAAGTTCGTATAATACGCAAAATACGAACTCATTTTTCTAGTGTTTACAAGGGTTTGAGAAAATCAATACGCAAAATACGAACTTTATTATTGTAAAATACGAAATTTTGTGATAGAATTGGTATCAGGACGGGAGGTTGATACCATGAATAAAAAGACATTAGCACTGACAGAAGAGCAGTATAAGGAAATCATAGACACGATTAGAACAGGTTTCTTAAGCTCAAGGCCGAATCAGAGAATCGCGACTGCCTTAGTACTGGAGGCTAATCTGGGACTGAGGATCAGCGACATACTGCAGCTTAGGTTGAAGGACATCGTAAAGGACGGCGAGAGGTATAGGCTGGATATAGTGGAACAAAAGACAGGAAAGTCACGGACCTTCACAGTTCCGGTGGAAATATATCAGTATATCCAGCAATACTGTATAGATACTGAAATCAAAAGCAATGAGGCAATATTCCCGATATCAGAGCGAGCTGTGCAGAAGCATCTGAAGGCTGTATGTGACTATCTGGGATATGAGGGGATATCAACCCATAGCTTCCGGAAGTTCTTCGCCACGAACATTTATCGGGACAGTAACTACAATATCGCGTTGGTACAGACTCTACTGCAGCACAGTTCAGCAGCCATTACTCAGAGGTATCTGGGAATCGGCTCCGCAGAGCTTGAGCAAGCTATACAGAAGAACATTAATCTACTTTAACGAAAGAAAGACATGTGCTTTAAGAAGGACTATCTATTGCGGATCAGTCCTTTTTTTGACCCCGTAGGTAGGGGTCCTGTGGGTAATTATATGCTGTCGGGGTAACGCCCGTAAGCGACCGGGAGAAATAAAAGGCCCTCAAAAATTCCGAAATTTATAAAAAAGGCACTTTAACAAGTGTGCCTATAAGTACGGAGGTGACTATAGATGAAAGAAGTGCGGGAATCTCCCAAGACTCTTGAAGAGTTTGAGGAGCTGTCATGGCCAGAGAAGCATCAATTGAAGGAGGATGACCCAGGAGCTTATTGGTCGTTTATCTGGCAAATTAAGAATGAAGAAAGTGAGGACGATTAACATGGATTGGAAGTATGGACGGGATGAAGGCTTGTTATCAGATAGGGCCGTAGGTGAAGCTATTGACACGTTTTTGAGGTTTAATTCCCTTATGGCTTTGGCAAGTGAAGATTGTGGCAGTAAGGAAGATATGGCTTGTGCAGCGGCTTTTCTTGAAATGTGCAAGCAGAAAATCAATGTTGAACTGGATAGGACAATTCAAGCGATGAAAGAGAGGGCGAAATAATTATGTTATCAGATTTTGAGCTTCAGCGACTTAGAGCGGAGAAGAAAAGACAGGAGCAGGCGAAATCCCCGGCGGTTGAGGTGGCTATGCGTTTATCTGGCGGGAAGCCTACAGAGAAACAATTAAGGAAATCACTTTCCCCGTTTATTGATGGCACAGAGCCGCCAGAGATTGTGACAGCAACTAACGCTGATCCGGTTCGAGAAACACTAAAAGCCGGCGGATATATTATGGAGGATTAAAAAAATGACGGGATTCGGACAAATTAAGGCAGTAGTAACAGAGTATCAGGAAAAGGCGGATAGACATTTTCGGGACTATTCAAAGAGAATAGAGCGTGCCCGGCAGAGATACAGCGATGAAGCATTCCGGGAGGAAAGCCGTAAGATTTGGATCGATGTAGGAAGTAAAGTTGATGTCGCGCGGGGAATCGCAAAGAATGAAATTGATTTAATCGTTGAGGATATCGAAAAAGACTTTCGGAAGTGGTTGGTTAAACCACTTGACGGAAATCTGATCCAGACACTGAATTGCATCAGGAATTTTGAAATTCATTTGGGCATTGAGGAGCTGAGGGTTCTGGAAGAAGAAACGAAAAACAGCTTTTTCGGATCCCGTATCTTCTCGGAAATCGCGAAAGAAAATGGCTACTATGTCAAGACTCCAGACTCCAAGACTTTCATGAGTGCATTGAAGCGCGTTCATGATAATGCAGTAACCGCTGTAACCGCTTATGCTGGCCACTATCCGGATTTAATTGGAAAAGATCTTTTAGAGGAAGATAAGCCTGTGTATGCCCTGGTAATGGCTTCAAACTTTTTGACAAAAAATGATTCGATCAAAGAAGCTGAGGAGCTTTGGGGAATCTCCGATATTCCACGGGAATTCAAGTTGTCAAAAGAAGAAGAAAAAAGAATTTACGATCTAATCGGCAATATCGAAAACGAAACGGAAAAACAGGAAAGAATTAAGCAGCTTTCAAGCGTGGAGCCGGATTTCATGGACAAGCTGGCTTTGATGGATGGAGAATATAAGGAAGCAGTTGAGGGCTACCTCGACACTGGCCGACTTGACTATGTGTATGAGGACAGTTCAGAGCAGAACATAAAAGGATACGGTAGATAGATAAAAAATTAATTTAGGGTGGATTCCTACCTCCACCCTTTTTCCAAAATTAAAGAAAAAAAACATGGAAAGGAAACAATAATGGAGAATCAGAGATATAAGGTAATAGGCGTTAATGTTTATGAAGGTGTCACCAGAAGCGGACAGAAGTACGCACTCTATACATATGATATTGATATTGATGGAAAGAAGGCGAAGATTAAAAGTTTCGAAAACAACGCACAGATCGGGGACTTCGTGGAAATAGGAGTGGGACTTCGGAAAACTTTATACGGCAATGAGCTGACAGCAGTCATCACTGGAGTTCATCCAGCTCCAGAAAAATAAAATAACCGCCAACCACTATAAGAAGTTGACGGCTAGAGCTAGAAAGGTTTGAATGAAAGTAGATTGTTTTCAATTTCTTTATTCATATCCTAATTATATCATATTTGACTGACAATAGGCAATAATTGGTTTTTTATTATAAAAACAAAAAAAATAAAAAAAAGGAGAACTGTAATGCTTTTATTCAAGTTAATTCACATACTTACTTCCTTATTTGTGTTATTTGCTGCGGGTGCTTTCGCTTACCAGGCGGCACATAATTCTGAGGAAGTTTCTGATAGGAATGGAAATGCTCTTTGTAGCGTCATGATGTTATTGGCGCTTTTTTTCATGTGGAGGTAGCGGGATGAATGCGTTTCAATTGAAAAAATTTAGAAATCAATATCATAAGCAGTCAGAGCATATTTTCAGCTTTGATTTCCGAAAAACCCCGCCAGAGCTTAGACGAATGGTTTCAGACGTTGAATTTCAGGTGTTTTTAAATCTTCCTTACAGTCGGACGGACGAGGGGCAGATATTAGTCAACGAATCTGCGCCGGAGTGGAATCTCCTGAAGGATTTTCTGGTAGCTTTAGATCGTTTGCCGGATTCACTGCTTTTAGATCTCTATAAGGTAGAGACGAAAAGAGGGACCGGCGGGCTTGATGACATGGAAGATTGTCCAGATGATGAAAAGGCGAGAAGAATCATCTTTGAGCTGCTTCCGGAAGTCATCTGGGCGCATAGAGTAAAAGGTTAATTGATTGCTTGGCCTCGCGACTAGAGCGGGGCTATTATCCTCAAAAAGTTAGGAGGTAGAAAATGGCAGATAATACAATCGACTCTTTGGTATTGGAAATCAGTGCCAATTCAAAGGGGGCAGAGGCTTCCTTAAACAAATTAACAGATTCGCTTGCTAAATTACAGCGGCGGCTGGGCGGATTCAAGGGATTCGACAATGTGTGTGCCGGAATGGAGAGGCTTGGCAAGGCTTCGAGAACACTGAATCCGGAAAAACTGAATGGATATTCTTCCGCCCTTGGGAGCTTTGCCGAGGCTGCATCCAAGCTGTCCGCGATGAAGTCAACGGACGTGAACCGGGCTGTTAAATCACTGGAGAAGCTTGGAAATATCAACTTAGACGGAATAGCGCGCCAGATAAACGCGCTGAAGGGGGTAGACACAGCTGCCCTAAATCATTTAGGAACCGCTTTTCAAAGCTTTACAGCTTCCCTGGCTGGCTCTGAAAAGGTATCTGCAGGAACGTCTAAGTTATTCACTTCTCTGTCCCAGATGAGCGTATCGGCTGACAATATGGCCATTGTTCAGAGTAGTTTACCGGGATTATCGGAGGAAATAAGAAAATTCATTGATACAATGGCTGCAGCTCCTGCCGTATCAGCTGGAACTGTTTCACTTGTTACGGCTCTGTCTGGCATGGCTTCAGCCGGAAACAAGATTCAAAAGACAGTATCATCTCTTCCTGGCCTGACTGCCGGGATTCAATCATTCATTCAATCGCTTTCAGGTGCGCCGAAATTAAATAATAACGTGGCAAGGGCTGTAGAATCCTTATCAAAAATAGCTCCGGCAGGTGCGAAAGCCGGTTCTGCAGCTCGAAATCTCCAGAAAAATATCCAGTCTTTATCTGGAAGCATGGCAGGATTGGAGAAAAACTCCAGAAGGGGCTTATTGGGAATTAAGAACTTCGGGGGTCAGATCCTTTCTCTGGCTGGGCTTGCCGGCGGAATTTATGGACTTATTACAGGAATTAAGAACGCTATCAATTATTCTTCGGACCTGGCAGAAGCCCAGAACGTAGTAGAACAGGGGTTTGGAAGTCTTTCCTATATGGCGGATGACTTTGCCTCTAATTCGGTTCAGGCGTTTGGAATGTCAGCTCTGTCAGCTAAAAAGATGTCTGGCCAATTTGCGGCAATGGGGCGTTCTCTGGGAGTAGTTCCGGAGCGGGCGGCTGAGATGTCCTTAAGCTTGACTGGATTAGCTGGTGATTTAGCTTCTTTCTGGAACGTGAGCCATGATGTGGCGCAAACAGCCCTTGAGTCTGTGTTTACCGGCGAAACGGAGAGCCTGAAAAAGTTCGCGGTCGTGATGACTCAGGCGAACTTACAGCAGTTTGCCTATTCAAAGGGAATTAATAAGAGTGTGTCCGCCATGACTCAGGCGGAACAGGCACAGCTTCGATATGCCTATGTTATGGAAGCTACTGCGGCCGCGCATGGTGATTTCAGCCGTACTTCGAACGAATGGGCGGGGCAGACAAGGATTCTTGCGGGTCAATTTCAGAATCTGGCTGGAATTATTGGCGGAGGGCTTAAGGCGGCATTCCTTCCAGTTATCACAGTGATTAACGCTTTAATGGCGAAAATCATTAGCCTGGCCAACCTGATTTCTTCTTTCATTGGGAAGCTGTTCGGGGTTAAGCCACAGGCTGCCAGTGCAGGAGCCGGACTGTCTGAAATGGCAGAATCTGCTGGAAGCCTAGGGAATAACATAGATGCTGCAGCCGGAGGAATCGGAGAAATAGGAGATGCGGCGAAGAAATCCCAGAAAAGTCTGAACGGTTTCATTGCTGGCTGGCATGAAGTCAATAATATGACATCGAATGAAGGCGCGGGCGGATCCGGCGGAGGCGGAGGGGCTGGTTCGCTTCCTGATATGGCTTTGCCGGAGAAGTACGAGCTGGACATCACGGCAGAAGACGAGGCCTCCCCTGTAATAGAAGACATCCGCAAGCGTCTGTTAGAGCTTTCGTCTCTTTTCTCGAAAGGTTTCCGGGTGGGACTGGGTGATATGTCCGTGTTTGATTCAATCCGCCAGAATATTCAAAGTATCAGGGCAAGCTTTGAGGAAATCTTTAGCGATGGAAGAGTAGCAACTGCGTTCAACCATATGCTGGATGCTTTGGCTTATAATGCCGGAGCAAAAGTTGGTAGCTTTGTATCGGTAGGTTCTACCATTGTCGACAATATCACAGGAGGAATTTCCTTATATCTGGGAAAATCGAAAGAAAATATCCAGAGCTGGCTCATTTCCATGTTTGATATCACGGCACAGTCTGATACGATCTTGACGAATTTCCAGATGGCTCTAGCAGACATCTTCACTGTGTTTCGTTCCGAACCGGCAAAGCAGATCACGGCAGACATTATTCAGGTGTTCGCTGACGGATTCATGGGTGCCACAGAACTGGCTGGAAGGCTGGGAACAAGCATCCTGGATATGATTCTTACACCAATCACGGAAAATTCTTCGGGATTTAAAGAGGCTTTATCTAACACTCTGGGACCGATATCAGAGGTTCTGACAGCTCTGGCGAATTCTTTTAGCCAAACGTGGAGCGAAATCAATCAGATGTATAAGAAGCATATAGCTCCTATGTTTTCCTCGATTCGTGATGGCTTGTCCGAAGTGATAGAGACACTGCTAAGCGGATATAATACATATTTTGCGCCTGTGCTGGATTCTCTGGCGGGAAAGTTCTCGGAAGTCTGGGGGGACCATATTCAGCCGCTGCTCAGTAGCTTTATTGATTTATTTGGCGAAGTAGCGACTTTCATAGAGAACGTCTGGAAAAGCGCCTTTCAGCCTCTTCTTAACTGGGTTGTGGATAAGATTTTCCCTGTGATTTCTCCGGTGCTGGAAGGAATAGGAACGCTTGTGCTGACTGTGTTTGCCGGAATCGCTGACACTCTGAATGGTTTTATTACTGTCGCTACAGGCGTGATAGGATTCGTCAACGGAGTGTTCTCCGGAGACTGGTCAAAAGCCTGGGAAGGTGTGAAGACTGTATTCAAGGGAGTCTGGGATGCGATGCCGGACTTTATTAAGGGGCCAATTAAGCTGATTATCGGCTTCGTCAATTCGATGATTGGAGCAATCGAAAATGGAATTAACTTCGTTGTGAGGGGAATGAATAATCTCCAGTTTGATGTTCCGGACTGGGTTCCAGGCATTGGTGGAGAAACCTTCGGCTTTGATTTAAATGAGATAAGCCTTCCACGAATCCCCCAGCTTGCAAGAGGCGGAGTATTGGAAAAGGGACAGGTTGGGCTTTTAGAGGGCAATGGAGCGGAGGCAGTAGTTCCGCTGGAGAAAAACACCAAGTGGATCTCCAGAGTGGCAGCTACCATGTCGGACGAGTTCGGAAAGTACCGGCTGAACACTTTTGTCCCCAAACAGAGCCTGTCTTCAAACTCCTACAGCTATGAAAAGCTGAAATCCGCCATGCAGATAGAGAGGGATTCTCGAATGGCACAGCAGCAGTATGAAGTTAAAAGGCAGAATCAGCTGCTTGAAAAACTGATAAGTGTGGTAGAACAGAAAGAACTTCATATTGGAGACGATGATATTTTCAATGCCACCCGCCGGGGGCAGAATCGGTTCGCCAAAAGGACATTCAAGACTGGCTGGGCTGGAATTGATTAGATGATATTTGACAAACCTGTCAAAGGTGTGCTATCATCTATCCACAACTTAATGATAGCAAAAGCGCATTGGAGCTAGGAAGCCCTGGAAAACACAGCTAGTCGGTTGGATTATTGAATCCGTAAAGTAGGCCGACCCGGGAGCTTTACTAGCTCCTTTTTGCATTTTTTTAGGGAATAATCCTTTGGGATTTCCATATAGGAGTGAAACTCATAGCCGGGTATGCTCCGGCAGCACTTCAGATCATCGGGCGGCCAGCGAAATGCGAAACCGCCCAGTAAAAGTGAAAGGAGTGCGGAACATGCACGAAGTATCGAACATTTTTACAAAAGAGAAAACCATTTCTTCATTGGAAGTAGCGGAGATGATGGAAATTGAGCACTGGAAGTTATTAAGAAAGCTGGAAGGAGATCAGAAATCAGTTGGAATTATAAAAATTTTAACTGACAACAATTTCGTGGTGAGTGATTATTTCATTCTTTCCTCCTACAAAGATTCCAGTGGGAAGGAAAATAAATGCTATAATATCACAAAGCTAGGCTGTGACTTTCTTGCTAACAAATTTACTGGCGAAAAGGGAATTTTATTCACGGCAAAGTATGTAAAACGTTTCCATGATATGGAAGAACAGTTAAAGCCAAAGTCCTCCGCAGAAATGCTCTTAATATATGCCCAGCAATTCTATGAGCAGGAGCAGAGATTGCAGAGCGTAGAACATAATATAAAGCAGATAGAAGCTAAGATTACGACCCACGATGAAAATTACTATACGATTGCCGGATATGCCAGCTTGAGAGGAATCCGGGTAGATGTAAACCGGGCGAATATGTATGGGCGCAAGGCCAGTAAATTGTCCAAAGAATATGGATATGATGTGACTAAAACACAGGATCCGCGGTTTGGGACCGTAAATATGTATCATGCGGATATTTTGAAGGATATTTTTGGCTGATTGCGGAGGGACTGTGGTATGAGTGATTTAATGATTTTTGAGGGACACAAAGTAGAAGTATTTGATTTAAATGGAGAAGTTTTATTCAATCCGTATCATGTAGGAGAGTGTTTAGAACTTGGCAGTGAAGCAGTAAGAAAAGCTATATCAAGAATGAATGAAAAGCAGGTTGTTAAGGTCAAAAATTCGGATGTGACTAGTAGTAACATCCGAAAACTGAACAACGCCGGAGAGAATTTCCTCACTGAGAGCGGTGTGTATAAGCTAGTCTTTAAAAGCCGTAAGCCTAATGCAGAAACCTTTACCGATTGGGTAACAGATGAAGTCCTGCCACAGCTTCGTAAAACCGGAGGCTATATCAACAATACAGACTTATTTATAAATACATATTTTGACGATATTCCAGAAGAACAAAAGAATTTGGTTCGTACTTGTCTCATAAGCATTGAGGAAAAGCAGAAAAAAATAAATAATTTGCAGAAAGAAAATGATTTACTTTCTCAAAAAGTATTGCAGTGGGCAGATAGACCTTTAATAAATTCCTTGGTAAGAGTTTATGCTCATTCTCTTGATGGCAATTTTGGAAAAGCATGGACAGATTTCAAGAAAGAGCTTCTGTATCAGCACAGTATCAATTTAAATTCTAGGATTACAGCATATTTAAACCAGGCTGGAAGGAAAGCCAAACCGAAAACACTTGATATGCTAGATGATTCTGAATTACAACAGGCTTTGAGCACAGCAGTGGCATTATGCCGAAATAACAAGGTGGATATTTCGGAAATTATAGAGAAGAGAGCAATTTAGGGGGCGGTTTATCCGCCTCTTTTTTGTGTTTTCGAGCCCCTCATCACTGGCTTTTTATCGCAAACTGTGATATGGTAGAGGAAAGCATAATACAATAGAAAATTTTTAAAATACGTAAGAAAACAATCGGGGGATACTATGAGAAAAATTTTAAAGGGCTTAATCATTGCCGGATTCTGTGCTTTATCATGCTCAAATCTTGTTTATGCAGGCACTTCAAAGGCGACATCGTCTGACGCTCCGATGCCTGATTTTCCAATTCCAGAGACGAAACCTAATCAAAATAAAATAAATGCTAAAAAGTGGTTTGACATTATTAATCAATATGATTGGAAACCAGGGAAAGATACCAATTTAAGTATTCCTCATACGGAAGCCTGCCCTCCGGAAAAAGCGATTGATTATTTGTATGACTTTTTCCCAGATCCTTATGACGGCATAGAAGTGGAAATGGAGTATGTGCCAATACTCGAAGAATTGGGAGGAATTGCTTATGAAGAACCGTTTATAGGGCATTTATATGATAAGAACGGGAAGTTTGTCAAGGACGAATACTACAATGGATATGGAGTGATAAAATATGAAATCCTAGATTCTGAAACAAGTCAACTATACTATTTTGGCGGCATAATGTTTGATATATATCCGGTTCTTGGTTTTTCCGAAGAAAAGAATGGAACCATTTATCAGAAAGAAGAGAATAATAAAAGAACGTCAAATAGGAAATCTCATAAAAAATATTTGAATCCTAGTGTATATGGTGGAACATGGGTAAGAGACGGCGGTTCTTGGAAACTTAGAAATAGTGGGAAATATGCAAAATCCCAGTGGGCTTTTGTCAACGAGAAATGGTATCTGTTCGGAACGGATGGTTATATGCTGACTGGATGGCAGAAAGCAAATGAAAAGTGGTACTTATTAGGAGCTGACGGAGCTATGCTTACCGGATGGCAGAAGACAGGAGATAAGTGGTACTATTTGACTGAAAACGGAGACATGCTCGCTAGCACAGTGACGCCGGATGGATATTCTGTAGATTCAAACGGAGCTTGGATTGAATAGTTCATATAAAAGGAGAGTAAATACATGGCATTGATTAAGTGCCCGGAATGCGATAAGGATATAAGTGATAAGGCCGAATGCTGTCCACATTGCGGATGCCCAGCAAAATATTGGCAGTCAGTTCCTGACGAAATTTCGGAAGAATACTTAGATGAAATTTATGAAGAAACAAATGGAAAAAAGACCTTTATGATAAAAAAGGTTAGTGAAGATTGTAACATTAGCTTAGTGATTGCCAAAGAAAAAGTAGATAAATACTGGAACAAACGATTTCCTCAAAAAGAATTGCATTATACTCCTCAAAAACCTCTTCCTGAAAAGGCGCGGAATCCCAAACATGAATTTACAGGGGTATATCGTTCTACTTTACTTGGCAAATTACAAGAAGTATACTGCCCGAGATGCGGAAGTGAAAATTGTTCACACTATCAAGAACAGAAGATAGTGCCGGGAAAAACGAAAACCAGATATACAGTCAATTTAAACCCGCTCAGGCCTTTCACATTGGTAAATAAAAAAGAAAAGGTTGTCCGACAGGAGCAGGTGATGACAGAAAACAAATTTGTTTGCAATAGCTGCGGTAAAATCTTTTATTAA